CTAAAGATAACCTTTCTGTCGGACCTCGTTTAAAAACTTATTTTAATACTTACGTCAGGGAAGGTCGTAAGGTAAACAATGTTCCTGGATTCATCAATAACTTCAAAAAATACTTTGAGGATGTGGTGATGAAGGAAGTTGATAAAGCAAAGATGGCAAAGACTAAAGCAGCAAAACTTAAAAAACTTTATGATGGTATGGAATTAATTGAAAATAATGTGGACGCTTTCAAAAAGTTGGTGATTCTATATAATACTATTAGTAATGCCAAACTTTTCTTTGTAAAAAAACTGGAATCAAATGATTCTACTCGTACTTTCCTTCGTACTGAAAACGGATTTAAAGTTACTGCCCCAGAAGGATTTGTTGCCATCAAAGATGGCGCTGCTACCAAACTAGTTGATCGTTTAGAATTTAGTGTTGCTAACTTTACCATAGACAAAAACTGGGTTAAAGGAGATTAATGGAAAGAGTAGTCATTACGTTTGGAAGATTCAATCCACCAACCACGGGACATGAAAAACTTTTAGATGCTGTGAAAAAAGCAGCAGGAACTGATGACTATAAAATTTATACCAGTCACTCACAAGACAAGAAAGGAAAGAACCCGTTACCTTCTGATGTGAAGGTAGAGTTTATGAAAGAAATGTTTCCTACACACAAAAGCCATATTATGTATGATAATAAGTTAAAGACCATCATACATGTGCTACAAAGTTTACAAGGAGACTATGCTGATGTTACGCTAGTGGTTGGTAGTGATCGTGTACAAGAAATGGATGCCCTGATACAGAAGTATAACGAGAAAGAATATACTTTCAGAAAACTTGAAACTGTATCGGCGGGAGAGCGTGATCCAGATGCAGATGATGTTTCTGGTATGTCGGCAAGTAAAATGAGGAAAGCAATTTCTGAATTAGATATGAAGACATTTAATTCTGGTATACCAAAAGCAGTAAAGAATGATAAAGATTTTAAAAATCGTTTATTCAAAGCAGTAAGGGAGAACCTACCATGACAGCGCCAGCTATTGCTAGTGTAATTGCTAAACCATATCAGTATTTGGATAAGTTTATTGAATTGATGAGAGAGGGAGCTGAGGTTCCATTTACTGATGAGCAAGTTGCTAGTCATAGAATTTATAAAGATGGCGAAAGAGTTAAAAAAATTCTTTCTGTTTATGATGATTTAGTGGAGACTGGAGTCGATGTTTATGATTCAACTATTCTTTATGATATTTTTAGAGAAGAAAAAGGGACACATCCATACAGAAAAATAGAATTTCAAAGCATTACCAATCCGAAAGAAATAGAAACATTTCTTCTTAGCAAGATTGGTAAGCAAATTATTTCTGGTCGTGGTGGTAAAACTGATAGCTTTCCTGGTAAAGAGTCTGATTATACTGAATCACTACAATGTGTGGCACTTGCTTATAGACAAGATGAAAAATTAGACATTACAGAAGCTGGTTTTAAGGAATTCCTAATCAAAGGTAGGAATGGAGATAGCGAAGTTATAAAAATTATTAATAATAATGTAGTGACGGAAAAACCTATTGTTAAACTGGTACAGTATGGATTAGAAAATCCAGAATGGATTACTTCTTGTGTTAATGTATCTAATGCTTTGTATAAATCAAAGTATTTTAAATCTGGAATTCAATATGATTTTTATCATGCTGGCGCTAAAGAAATAGAATGGTTTAAAAGTAAATTTAAAAATAAATTCAATCAGATTTTAGCTAATGCTTTAAGACAAGTAGGATATGCTTCTGGAGATTCTGGTGAGGACAAGTGGAACCCAGCAGACATGTTTGCTGTTGCTAAACAAACCGATGAACAAAAAGTAAATAGAGAAACTAAAACAAGAGGATTTTTTAAAGGAACTATAAAAGAGTTTTCTAAATTTAAAAGAGGGAAAAGTGGATTAGTTGCTTCATCTGAAAAAGTTCAGGAGATGATGGCGGAGTTGACAAGATATAATAATTGGATTCATCAAAATATTTTGAGTGGAGAATTTATTCCTATCTCTCTTAAAAAGACTTTAAAAACTCCTAAGATACAATTGATATCTAATCCTTCTCTAGAAAATTATAATATTGATGTTGACAATATTAGAGTTGATTGGGTAAAAACCGCACAAAAAATTTACATACATTTTGATACTACATACACGTTTGTGATCGGAGACAAAAAAGAAATTGAGAAACATACGACTTCTTATTTTTTTGACTGTAGAAACTTTGGAGCAGGAACTAACGTACAATTTGAACTTGGTATAGCGGGATCATCTGCTAAACATGGTAAGGTTTCTGTTGGTCCAGCGGAAATGATTATTGATTTGACTAGCCCAGTCTTTGGATCTATGCTCAAACAAACTAGAAAAAATTTCTTAAGTATTCTAAAGACTCCAGGAAAAAGAGGAAAAATATTTCCCAACTTAAACGCGGCACCTCAGGCAAAAGTGCTGGATAGTTTTGAAAAAAATATAGTCAATAAAAATAAACCATCATTGTTTACTACCAATGATGATATTAATAGTGTTACTTTTAATGTTGGATGGCCTGGAGTATTAGGAAGTTATATTTCTTTTCTTTCGAGAGAAGATGGATTTAATGTTCCTAAGACAGAAAATGATATGAAAAATTATTTCAAATCAAAAACTGCTGCTGTAGAATTGGGTTGGATGATGACAACTAGAAAAATTATTCCAGCATTAAAAAATAGTATTCTTAAATCATTGTATCTTTATGCTTCGTCACAAGGTCTTCAAATCTTTGGAGACTCTGGGTTGTTGAAAACAAGCTACTTTTACAACTCATCTTACGTTAAAGTTAGGGACTAAATATTAACAAAGATAGATTGAATGAAAAATTTTAAAGAACTAAAAAAGACAGCAGACCAACAAAGATTTCGTTTGAAAGAAATCTATCAGGTTGGTGATCTTGTGATGAACATTAATACTGGAGAGAAAGGCAAGGTACATCGTGCTGGTCCTAATTATGTGATTGCTATTACCGAAGACCAAAAAATGTTTCGAGCATGGGTTAGTGATATACGTGAAGTACAAGAGACTATAAATAAAGATAGGAAAAGTAGTAGTATCTTCACAAATGGAAAGACAAAAACCAACGACTAGTATTCGTCATAATGATGAGTTTTCACAAGCTCTAATTGAATCTTATGGTCGCTGGATGAGCGGTCAGGGATTCGGTCACCATCTTTTTAAGGAAGAGACTTATCCTGAAGTTCAAAAGAAAGGTGGTGAAGATGACTTTAGCAAAAAAGATCCTAAGGCAAATGCTGGTGCTCCAGATCCTGCTGTAGATCTTCGTACTGGTTCTGGTGTAAAACAATCACATGGAGCAACTATTCGTAACACAACCATTCTTGCTAAGGAAGAGAAGTGTAAGGAATGTAAAAAAGATCCATGTGATTGTGACGAGAAGAAAGAAAAAATGAAAGAGTCCTGTGGGTCAGGACATTCTGAAATGAAAAAAGAGAAGAAAGAAAAGAAAGAGAAAGAAGAAACAATGAAGGAAGCTTTCAATTTTTATGTTGAAGGCGTTCATTACGTTTTCGAAAAAGTTAAGATGGATGGTAAAGATGATAATGGATTTACATCTTGCTGGAAAGGATATAAGAAGAAGGGAACAAAAGTAAAGGGTGGTAAAGAAGTTAATAACTGTGTGAAAGCTGGTTACGAACCAATCGGTGAAATTATGCTAGATGAAAAAGCACCTCCAGGCGCTAAGTATGAGCGTATGGTTAAGCATATCAAGAAAGGATATTCAGAAGGCGGAGTAACTAAAAAAGAAAAGAGCATTGCTTATGCTACTGCTTGGAAAGAAAAGAATAAATCTGTAAAAGAAGCACTAGATCCAGTTGGTAAAGAAGATAAGGATGTTGATAACGATGGAGATCATGATAAGTCTGATAAGTATCTTCACGCTCGTCGTAAAAAGGTAAGCAAGATTATCAACGCTAAGAAGAAAATGAAAGAGTCTGCTGAGTTAGTTCAGGAGATTGAAGAAGAAAAAAAGTGAATAAGGCTACCGTCGAAGTAATGCCAGACATTGAAGATGGTGGTCCTGCTGATAAAGAAGAGAGAAGAAAGCATAAGAAGTATGTTCTCGGAACTCTTAAGAAACAAGAAAAACAATAAATAATTTTGTAGTCCTTTAAAGGGGTCATTATGGACATTATTGTAACTATCGTAAAACCTATCCTTCTCAAAATTGCAACTCATCCGTCAGTTAAGAATCTTGTTATTTCTCTCCTAGAGAAGTATGTTGATACTACCGACAATAGTATTGATAACATGATCCTAATAACTGTCAAAGAATTGCTATTTAAACCACAAGTTTGATACTAAGTTTTTCAATAGAAACATATGGGGGAGAGATCAATCTCCCCTTTTTTATAAATAAAATTAGAAAAGTAGAATTCATTGGAGAAATTAAATGTCTCTGTACGGAAGAACAGACAGCAATGCTAACAAAACCAAAGCTGGTAGAGGAGTTGGTAGTTCATCACAAGCAAAAACTATTGTCTTTGTAGACAATACAGAAGCAGCACTATCAGAAAATAAAGAGCGTGGAATCAACGCTCCTGGTTGGTGGTCTTATTTCACATATACTGATTGTGAAGGCAACACTCGCCATAAAGCAGAGCATCTTGTTACTATTGCTGGTCCAGATACCAACGCCAATGAAACACAATCTGATGACACTATTGCTGCTGACGTAGCATCTGCCATCACTATCTCTGGACAACCAGCAAGTGCTACCACATACACACCAGCTGGTGGTATTCTAACCAGAACTGTTGCTGGAACTGCCGCTGCTGGAACTGCTTCCTACACCAACGTTGCTTATACAACAAGTGGTTCTGGAACTGGAGCAACATTCAATGTTTCTCGTGCTGGTGGAACTTACACAGTTACACAAACTGCTGCTGGTTCAGGATTTGCTGCTGCTGATACCATTACAGTTCTTGGTAGTGCTCTTGGTGGAGCTGATACAACTAACGATCTTACAATCACTGTTGCTACTGTTGCTACTGCTGCTCACACATTCTCTGTTACTGCTTCTGCCACAACTGGATCACTTGTTTATCAGTGGCAGCGTAAGACAAGCAGCACAGCTCGTTGGACAAATATTACTGGTGCCACAAGTGCTTCACTTGCTCTCACTGGTCTTACCACAGCATCCAATGGTTATGAGTATCGTGTCAAGATTACATCATCTGCTGGTGCCGAAGAGAAAATCTCTAATGCTGCTACCTTAACTGTAACTGCTGCTTGATAACACATGTTATTTGATGAGTTGACCCATGAAAATTGGGTAATGTTTGCTATTAAACATTATGATAATCCAACATCAGTTACATATGATGACTTTGAGGAAGACCTAAATAGAATTAAATACATTAAACGGTTACTTCGTCGTTATAAAACATCTGGTGAATTGAAAACTCATCTGATACTAAATCATATAATTGTGATGTATAATGTATTTGATGATGCCGCTACTCCTTTATTGTTTTTTAAAGTAGAAGCAACCTATTGGCCAGTATTGAAAGCATTCATGCTTTTTTTAAATAGATTACCTGATAGTTTAAACGATAACGTAGATCAAGAATGTCTGAAGCAACTGAACATAATTTAAATGAAATGATGGCTGGTAATGGGGCTTCGCTATCCATGCCTCCCGCTTTTGTTTTTGTTAATTCTAAATCAAAGCGTACATATAAAAAAGACAGTCAAGACAAGGTTGATGGTCGTACTAAAGGTGCCAAGAAAATGCTCTCTCGTATACAATCCCGCAGAAAAATGAAAGAACAAGTAGAAGAAACTATTATTTCTGAAGCTGTGCCCTCGGAAACTGAGAGAGCACAAAAACAAATTGGGCAAATGAAAAAGCTCAATCGCCAAAAAGATCTTCAAAAGAAGAGAGATGAGGCGAAGAAAAAAATGATCAACAAGACCAAAGAGATGGACACTCTTATGAAAGCTCGTCTTGCCGACTTCAAAAAGAAAGCAAGCGAACAGCAAAAAAAGGTCTCAATGAAAAACTCTTATGAACCAACAGGTGAAATTATGAACGAAAATACTGCTGCTGATGCTTTAGAAGTTGCTCTACAAGTAGCAACATCTGAACTAGATCCTAGAGGTGAATCTTCATTTGCTAAGATTACATTCGAAGATGGATCATCACAGAACCTAGACAACTTTTCGGCAAAAAGAATTGCTGCTTGTTATGCTCGGTTGGATGACGATAAGCAAAATCAATTCCGTTATCTATTAAATAAAGATGCTTCGACATTTCAAAGTGCTCTTGAGTTCGCTGTAAGAAATGTTTAAGGGAGTAAGTAGATGTTTAATAATTCTAAGTTAGATGTTTTGGAATCTAAATTAAGCATCTACGAATCACTTTCAAAAGAAATGCTAGAGAAGTTGGAGCACGCGGTAGATAAAATTTCAGAATCTAATCAGCGTATTGCTAACATTCTTACCAAGCATGACGAAAGAATAGAGCAGACTATTAAGAATGATGATCTGCTCGTCAAAA